CTTGATTCGCTTGGATTGGTGTCGGATTATTTGTTTTATTTCCAACGAAGCGACGCAAACTTGCGCAATGAATGGAGCAATTATACGAATTGGCCGTACAACTATTTGCCATCTGATTTAACCTCGGCCCCGACGGACGGATCATATAATGTGATTGAATTAGACCCAATGGGGGTTCCCATCGTTGTGCCCATTGGTCCAGGTGTAAATCCAGATGGATATCAAACTGGATTGATGTTAACGGGTGATTATAATGCTCAAAATACACGTGGAATTTTACAGCAGCTGGGTATTCTCTTTGATGGTGAATACAGAGAGAACATGCAACCCGAAGGTGTGTATAATTATATTGAAAAGTATATTCGCACACCTGGATTTGCTCCGTTTGGGTTATATTGTTATAATTATAGCATGAATTCGGGTGCGTTATTTTCCGATAATCAGCCCGCAGGAGCAACCAATATGAATCGATTTAATACTATTGAACTAGAGTTTAACACGACGATTCCTGTGCTGGACCCGCTCGCACAAGTTCTTACTATATGCGATCCGGAGTCAGGTGAGATTATTGGCATCAATAAACCAACATGGCGAATCTACGACTACAATTTCGACTTGCACTTTTTTGAAGAGAGAATAAACATGGTCACTTTTGTTGGCGGTAATTGCGGACTGATGTATGCAACATAAATGTATTTTAGTCAAAATATTCATCGAATCATTTTAAATATTCAATGGGGGTATATTGTATTATTATCTTTTAATAATATAATAGCGAATGAATCACCAAAATATTTTAATTGGCGTGTATGTCTGTTATGTTATTCTTCAAATGTATGTTGTGAAAAACTATATATTAGATTGGCAGACCTTAATAACTGGAAAAAATGTAGAACAAATGAAATATAACTTGGGTCATAAGCCTGAATTAACTGCTGCATTTACAAAAGAAATAGTATCTAGAATGAAAATGTTAGAACACATGGAATACTCTGAATGGATCGGTTATAATAATACAAATGCGGTTATAACCCATGAAAATTATGAATATGATATTTTTATCTTTGAAAGATCTGTAAATGCCCTAGAAAATTATTTAAGTAATAGTCATTATACATTAAGAGCAAATAAAAATGTGGATCTTTTAGGATTATCCTATGTCGATTTATTAAGACAAGCCAATTATGCTTTCTTGTTTAGTTTATTCCAACCAAACCCCGATTTTCTTGAAACTATTTTTAAAGGGCCGCAATATGAGGATGGTACAAATATATATGCACATTTTATGACAGATCCTTCAACGAATCGTGCAGTAAAAACAAATGCTATAACAGGTGTATGGAAAAAGGTAATCGATAGCGAGCATCAATTTGAAGGTGTTATGTTTATCGGTTATAACTTAATAGATGTAGAAGTGCAATATGCAAATAAATATTTTGAGTTTCTAGATCTACCATTTATGACAATAGTAAGTGTGGGAACTATAATAGTATCGCTACTTTTATACCACGCTTCTGGTCAAAGGAATTTTGGGATGTCACTATTATTTTTATCCATATTAAACATTTATATAACAACATTTATAAATACAAAAGAGGGTGTTACAACTTTAGCTGTAGAAAATGACAAGGTGAAAGATATAAATGATGGTATATTAAGTATATCATTTTTGGCAGCAGTAAATATATACATATTACAAACATTGAAAGAAGTAAAAGACCATCGCAATTTACACAATGAATCTGCCTTCTTATTCACATTGGCGCTAGTATTATTATTATTTGCATTGTATAAGAAAACCAATTACAATAAGATAGACGATATTCGTACGCATCGAATAAAAAAGCAATTAATGTATAACATGTCTATATTTGTCAATTTATTTATATTGTTCAACTACTTGGTTTATGTTGCTAGAGATGGAAACATTCTCAATGCTATTACATCGTATTTAAAAAACACATTGTAATTATTTGTTGTAATAGTTTATCGTAATAGTTTTTTGTAATTATTTGTTATGATATATCATGTTGAAATTATTATATATCATATTTTATCCAATCGCATACATTTACTCTAAATACGCGTTAGACGCCAATGGTCCATTTTCCGTAAATTGTCCAGATAAGCTGTATCTAGGGGGATACGACGGAAGATTTGTCAAAGTAGCAGGTGGTTTATAAACTTCATCATACAAAGATTCACCTTCGTCGAATTGCGCCCGCCACATATTAACGCCAGTATTATAAGCGGGTGGTTGTGAAAATTTATCATCTGGTGATATTAGTTTAGCGCGTGTTCCAACATCCGTGGTTAATTCTGAATAATTAGGAGTAAGATAAGAATATTTTCCAGCATCGTCTTCCCCCTGCACGCTGTTTGTTTCAAGAAAGGTCTTTGATAATTCGCCGGTGCTTGGCTGACAACCATAACAATCGATGTCGCTTAAGCATCTCTCGCCCGTAATCGAGCATTTACCATAAGGACCACACATATTTTTACAGCTATAGGTTGTGTTAATTGGTAAATTTACTACATGCGTATGAGCTTGGTCTGGATTAGTCAAGCATTCCACTACATATTCCTTTGTTAGTAATAAATGCATCCATTTATTTAGTCCAATAAACAATAGTATGCTTATTAAGGCAAACATAATAAACATAGGCAGTTTCAACGGCTTCATAGTATTTGGCATGTTTGGTTCTTATATAATACGAATATTAATTATTTGAGATTTGGGTATTGTGTAGGTAATTTTTATATCAATTTAATATAACAATATATGGCACAAACAAATGAAGATAATCAACCGGACTCGGCAATTGATCAAGCACGAAATAAAGAGGCTGCACAAAAAAAAGAGATTAATTGGTCAGGATTGGGTAAAGACGTGCTTAATTTCTTGTTAAAGTTAATAATTATATTTTTAATTGGTTCTAGAGTTGTTTTTGCATGTAAGGTTGCCCAAGCGAATATTTTACCGACGGATTTGGATTGTATGCCGTATACACCAGCAGCAAGCAAAGACGAAGAATCCCCTAAATATGAAACGAATACTCCTGAAGCAAATATAGATGTTAGCTATGTTTATAATAAAGACCAAGAAGGATACAAGGAATATGCAACTAAAATTGCATTTGAAATCAATGAGTTTTCAAGAAAGAATTATTTGATAGATAAGATAAGAAATATTGAATACAATCCAAAGGTTGATCCCATGGTAAAATATTTATGTGTTGTTATTCAGAATCTATTTGTATTTTACTATGGAATAACCAACAGCTTATTCAATTTTATGAATAGCAATTTGAACGAATCGTTTATAATATTGCTAGGGCCCTATTTATTGAAATATTTGTCGATTATCATTTATCCAGTAAGCATAGTGGTAAGCATTATTTTCTGTCTGCTCAATATTGGATGGCTGCTGAAATCAAATAAAAACAATGATAAAGAATATAAACATAAAAGCACAACGGAACCCGTTTGGAGACCATGCGACCCATTATCAAGTATTTATAACTTTTGCGGAACTATTATTTATTTGTGGATAGGATTCTTTTTGGCAAGTGCATTGTCGCTTTCTCCTATACCCGCATTAATCAGTTTTATGTGTTTATTAACGCCATTATTTATGAAGGCCAAGATAGTTGAGACAGATAGTGAATCGGGAGAGAAAAAGGATATGAAAGATAATCCGATATATGGGTTCCGTAGTTCAATAAATGGATTAATTGAATCCAAGCTGGACGTATTCATGTTCTTATTCTGCGTTTTCACAACATATGCAACATATATGAATTCGACTGACATAAAGGCGCCAATATTTGTCGGATTGGCGAGCATATGGTTTTTATATAAAACTATGAAAAATAAAGAACCACCTCAAATGTCAACTCCTGATTTGGCATCGTATGAGAGAAATGAAAAGTTTTGTCCCGAGAAGAAACCAACCCAAGCGGAGTTGGATGCAATGGCTCGAGATGAGCAAGAAACCGATGACAAGAGTAAAGAAGCGCAAGATAATGGTTTTATCAGTAGGGTGATTGCTTTTTGGATTGGTGTTTGGACGTGGTTGCCAAAGATGATTTATAACTTTTGGTTAAAAATATATGATTCATTGTTTGGACCAGATAAGCCTTGTCCAGCGGGAGGCGATGCTCAACCTGAACCCGAGTCCCAACCGGAGCCAGAAGTTCAACCCCCACAACCAGAACCTGCAAATGTCGAAATATCGACCCCGGTTCCCAAACAGGTCCCATTGAATGAACAACCTGCCGTCACACCGGAGCCACTAGAACAACAAGCCACTTCTGCGGAGACGCCTCCGTCCACGGAACAACAACAACAACCACAACCACAACCAGAATTCAACGGCGGCGGTAGGAGAAAAGAAGATTTACTCCGCAAAATAAAGAATTTAACACGAACATTGAAAAGTCGTTCGAAGTAAAATGCCAATTTAAATCTTAAAGGGTATAAATAGTTAACACATAATTATTTATATAATGGTAAAAAAGGGAAAACAACCGCTAAGACCTCTGGTTAGTATTTGCACACCCACCTTTAATAGACGCCCCTTTTTCCCATTTATAATTAAATGTTTTGAGAAACAAGATTACCCAAAGGATAGATTAGAGTGGATTATTATAGATGATGGAACCGACCCAATTGAAGACATAGTATCGTCTGTGCCCCAAGTCAAATATTATAGATACGAGAAAAAAATGAGCCTGGGGGAGAAGAGAAATCTCATGCATGAAAAAGCGACTGGTTCTATATTAGTTTACATGGACGATGATGATTATTATCCCCCAGATCGTGTAAGCCATGCAGTAGAAACACTAGAAAAGAACCCTCGCGCTTTGTGTGCAGGTTCAAGTGAAATGTATATATATTTTAAGCACATACACAAGATGATTCAATTTGGACCTTATGGACCCAACCACGCAACCGCGGCAACCTTTGCATTTCGTCGTGAATTATTGAAACAAACCAAATACGACAATGATGCGGCTGTCGGCGAAGAAAAACAATTCTTAAAAAACTATACGATTCCTTTTGTTCAACTCGACCCATTGAAAACAATTTTGGTTTTTTCACATGTGCATAATTCGTTTGATAAGAAGGTTTTATTAGAGAACCCAAGCGAATATATCAAGGAGTCTAGTAAAAAGATAACTGATTTTATTAAAGACGACGATGCAATATTACGTTTTTTTATGAATGATATTGACAAACTATTGGATTCATATAAGCCTGGTCGCCCAGAGAATAAACCGGATGTTGTAAAACAAATCGATTCGCTAACAAAAAACCGACAACAGATGGAAGCACAGATGCAACAAATGCAACAACACATGCAAGCGCAAATGCAACAGAAACTGCAAGATCAAATACAACAGGTTAAAACGCAATATGAAACAAGAATTGCACAACTAACCGCTGAGAATCTTACTATGAAGGACAAGAACGAATACTTGACTAAAAAGATATCTGAGCTCATTAAAAAACAGGTTGAACAAAAAAAATCATTTGACGAGGTATATGCGAGCTGCAACCTAAATAAAATCACATGAGAACACGTGTGAACCCTCGTGTGAACCCTCATGTGAAATCTCACATGAGATTATCGTCTATACTTTCCGTTTCGGTATACTCGATACCAACAGCATCTTCTTTGATATATTTATCTATATATCTATAAATTCTATTAATATCCAGCTTTGTAATCTCGCAATTATCAAATATTTCCATAATTTCAGTATTATTATCGTCTTGTTTGCTTCTTAAATCTAAAAAAAAGGAAAACAAGTCCTTTTTATCCATAGCAAGTTGGTGGCACAATATTTGAATAAATGTCGAGTTGTTATACTCCGTCGAATACTTTGTTAATACTTTTGTGAATCGTATTTCACCTGGACTATGTTTCGTTTTTTTCTTCGAAGATGGTGAATTTAATAATGCTTCGTGGTAAATTTTATTGCTGTGAAAAGTTTTAATAATAGAACTCATTTCATTAAACTGCCAAATTTGCTTTTGAAACGTAATGCGGTCGATATAATCAGCAAAACAGATATTTTTCAAAAGTTTCAAATACAATGGAATATACGCATTCGGGCTCATTTTTGTAAATGCGTCTGCAATGTTTTCATGCCATAAAAGTCCGACAATAGTGCGGTCCGTTTCGTTCATCATAGTGCCATGTTCTTGAATAGGATACTGCTTATTAATTAAATTTTTTGTTATTTGTTTCGTATCATCATTATATGATTTCATTTGAAAAATGTTTTGAATAATCTCGCTAGTTAATACGTCCTGTTTATTTTTATAAATATTGAAAATGGTATTTAATTTGCGCAAGTCGTTTTGAACAAATTCGTTAATATGAGGAATAATCTTATTGTCAATGTCTGGCATAATATGATTCACAATAGTATTAATTTGTTGCGCAGTAGGAACTTTTAACTCGACAGAATTACAGACCTTCATTAGCTCCTTGATTTTTTTGTCCATGTGATAATTGCTGATACAAATGATTGGAACCATTGTCATTTCTTCTTGTTTTTGCTTTTTAGTCTTTTTGGGTCGAATCAATTTAATTAACGTATTAATACCCCCCTTGTCTCCATTATTCATGCCATCAATCTCATCCATAACTATGGCAATCTTTTTTATTTTTTTATGAAACATGCTCATGATATTTTTATCAGACATGTTATGTTTGGTAATAGTATCAATTACCAATTTATTGCGTATATCTCCCGCATCATATTTGATAACATCATAATCCATATCTTTTAAAATTTTCATGACAAATGTCGTTTTTCCACAACCTGGGCTACCATATACATATATGCCTTTTTTGACAAGAGGATCGTGTTTATTTGCTTCAAACGTCGTAAGAAGTTGCTTCACATTTTTTGATTCATCTTCGCGATTTAGTATGTTATTGAGGTTTAGTTCATCCATGATATATGTTCAGCATTCTTTTTATGTTTTTTGTATTGATAATGTTAAATTTACGTATTTGAACCTTTAGAGTTAGGTTATTTATTTAGCATTATTATTCAAATAGAAAAACTACGTCTATTACTTCCTACTTCCTACTTCCTTATGCATGGATTGGGAACTCCATATGTTATTCCGTCCCAACTGACTTTATTGGTATTGGCCCAAGTATATTTTATACAAGATCCATTGCTACCGCTATAAATCGGTAAACTAAAATCCATCGGAGATGTGGCTAAACCAATATTGTCCTTTTTCGCATTTACTTCGCATTGCGACCCGCCTTTTCCTCTATCTAACCAATAATCTGGACAATCTCCAGTCACTGGAGGCCAAGTTTGCTTGTTTTGAGACATGCTAATATTTATACCAATTACTATTAAGATAATTAAAAGAATAGCAATCGCCAACGTTAATATTATTGATTGCACCGACGCCATATATATAAATTAGAAAGAATATATTTTTTTATTTTATATTATATAATGAACCGGGTTAGTAATGGTAGAATAGATATACAGAGTCCTGACACAAGGTCTCTTTTTAATATGTATGATAAAATCCCCGCCCATCAATGTACCACCTATAGAAACCCGCTTGAAGGTCAGTGGGATGATAGTCCTTTATCAAACGCATATTTCTCTAAAGAAAATATACAAATAATTCAAAATGGTATTCGTGCTGGTGTATATAAGCAATCGAATAACCAATATGTAGTTGCGCCACAAGATTGCGATAGTTTAAAAATCGTTATGCGTTCTATATTTCTACAATATTCAGCCAATCTTCCTGGCAACGTTTCGAATCAAATTGAAGCATTAAATCAAATGGTGTTGAATTTTTGCATACAGCAGGTTTATAGCGAAGCAAAAGGTTATATGAAATACCTCAGCGACGCCAGCAACATGTATGTCCCCATCGCCCATCCGATTCTTGCAAAAGACGACGACAAAGAATTGGTATTGAAGCCTTGGTTCTAAATCTAGTCGTCAGACACAAGCAACGTCTTGGTTGTTTTCGGCTTGCCTTTCACCACAGCTTTCTTAACCTTTTCCTTTGCGACACCCGTCATCAGTCTTTGGCGCTCCTCAGTATATTGAATATACTCTGAACGCAACGTCTCCAATTCAGTGAGCCACATTGTTTGTATTGTGGTTGACTGAATCTTTTCCAATTCGGCCACCTTGTCCCCATGTTCCTTCAACAACTTGGCTACATTCTCCTCTGTTACACTATCCATGGCCATCTTTGTCAAATATTTGAAATCCGCGTCCTTGCCCAATTGGTCATATCCTTTCTTTAGCAGCATTTCATGAACGTGTTCCTTCGTCTTTTTGCGCAAGTCAATCGTGTCGTTAATCACCTCTTGAATATACTTGGCCTTGTTTGACAATAACGAAACGTCTTGTGAAATCGCCTTCATCAAATAGGTCTTGCGCGTTTCATACAGATCAAGTCTTGTTGTGTAGTAGTCGTCGATGATATCCGTTACATTTGCGTATTTCTTCAACTTGTCATTCGCATCGAATAAATGCATATTACTGCTGGAACTTGTCGTGTATAACTTCAACGTCTTTTCCAAAGCATTGCATCCGTGGTCCGTCGCAGCTGATGACAATTCAGCGAGCTGACCCTTGTTCAATTGAATTGTAAAGTCCACGCTCGTATCTTTGCACATGTCATCAAAATCCTTTATGATCGGCGTGACCTTTTTACCACTCGCATCCGACGTCTCCGTCAAGCTCTCCAAGTGCGCTTTGAAATCATCGGTCCATAACCCAACTGGCAATTCCGTAACACGAATCTTGTCCACTCCAATCGTTTCATACTTTCCCTTGATTAAATACTTGCTGCCACCCGCAGAAGCCTCCGAAATTCTTGAAATCGTTCCTTGAAACCCTTCATAGTATGGTGTAAAGTCCGCACAAGAAGTCGCTTCCAGATTGTTTAACAACTTGGCCTTTAAATAATCAATAATGTTGATCGGATTATAACACATAATATCTGTGCTGAAACCCGTGCCGATGCCCTTCGTTCCATTCACCAATACCATCGGAATAATCGGTGCATAGAACAACGGCTCTACTATCTGTCCATCATCGTCCAAATATTTCAAGATGTTGTCATCCACCGATGGGAAGATGGATCTCGTAATATTATTCAAGAAGGTGAAGATGTATCTTTCAGATGCACTATCCTTACCGCCCTGCAATCTTGTCCCGAATTGTCCACTGGGAACCAACAGATTAATATTGTTTGAACCCACAAAGTTTTGCGCCATACCAACGATAGCCGCGTTCAAAGACGCCTCGCCATGATGATATCCCGAATGCTCCGAGACATAGCCAGTAAACTGCGCGACCTTGATTTCAGAATGCAGGTTTTTCTTAAACGCCGAATACAGAATTTTACGCAAACTAATCTTTAAGCCATCCATAAGATTGGGAATACTTCTGTCGCAATCATATTTGGAAAAGTGGATTAGTTCCTTGTTAATAAATTCCGTATAACTGACATTTTCTTGAGCAGTATCCAAATAACTTCCGCGATCATATTCGCCCAACCAATCCTTTCGGTCGTCTGCGCGCTTCTTATTGAAGACCATGTCAATCGCATCATCGCTTTCTGCTCCAGTGTGTTGGAACCCGACGATTTTCTTCTTCTCAAAATACTCGCGAAACTCCTTTCCAGTGCTGGTGCCTAGACCCTTGTAATATTTAATATTCCAACTCATATCATGGTTGTTCGAGGCTTCCAACCACGCCTCATATTCGCCATTATTATAAAACACCAATTCTTTGTTGCCCTTGCGCGCTTTCAAAATGGGTGTGTTCATGAAACCGATGAATCCAGGAATCGTCGCCAAGCTTGGCCATACCGACTGAAACAAGTTGATGCCCAGACCCTTGATATGACTGCCGTCCAAATCTTGATCTGTCATGAATAAGACTTTTCCATAACGCAACGACTTGTACACATCCTCAATGTCTTTATAATTCTTGCCAGATTCCAAACCCAAAATCTTCTTGATTTCAGTAATCTCTTTATTATCCGTAATCTTTTTAGTGGTCTCGCCACGCACATTCATAATCTTACCCTTCATCGGATACACGCCAAATATATTGCGGTCTTCAGACGAAAGCCCCGAAACGATTCCCGCCTTGGCTGAATCACCCTCACAAAAGATGATGATGCATTGTCTGGACTTGTCCGTTCCCGCCCAGTTTGCATCAATCAGTTTTGGAATGCCGCGAATGTGTTTGCTTTTTGTGCCGTCCGTTTTCTTGGCCGCCTTGTTTTCCTTCACTTCAGTCAATGCACATGCCGCATCCATCACACCCATCTTCGCCAGTTTTTCAATGAACTTGTCGCTGACTACACAAGTCGACCCGAACTTCGCACTTGGTGTGTTCATGAAATCTTTAGTCTGGCTATCAAAGGCTGGATTCTCAATATCACAACGCAAGAACAGAATGAGTTGCTCCTTGATGGCGTTTGCATTCACAACTATCTTCTTTTTCTTTTCAATAAATGCGGACAATTTTCTAGTAATCTGATTCAAGATATATTCCACGTGTTTGCCACCCTTGCTCGTATTGATGCCATTGACAAACGAAACTTGTTGGAACTCGTGCTCGGTGCTTAGACCAACGGAATATTCCCAGCGTTCGTTATCCGCGACTTCATACGCCCGCGGATTATCCTCTTTGGGTCCAAGATACATGTCCACATATTGCTGGAAGTTCTTCACGGGAACAGCAGTCCCGTTGTACTTGACCTTGAGTGTTTTATCTGTGACCGCCGCAATGTCGTGCACGCGCTTTTTCAAAAGCCCAATCATATCTGGTGATAGACCCGCAATACCCAATCGTTGATAATCAGGCTTGAAGGTAATTTTTGTATAAGGTTTATTTTTGCATTTGGTAACACTTGGCTTTCCAATGACGTCTAGATTGTTTGAGAACGTTTGGACATACTTGAGTCCGCGCACGTGGTCAATCGTCTCGATGGAGCCACAAGTCGACCAAATGAGAACTAGTTTGAATCCGAAGCCGTTCTTGCCACCAACGATTTTTTTCTCTGATTTGTCGTAATTTGTGCTGGTTCGCAAGTGTCCAAAGATTAACTCAGGAATCCAAATGTTGTATTCTGGATGCATTGCCACGTCGATTCCATTTCCATCATTAATCATGACAATCGTGCCGTCTGCTTGAATATCAATGTCAATATACGAGACAGGAATCGCGTTAGGTTGCTTATTTGCAACGGCCTGAAGCATACGCACTACATGGTCGCGACAATTCACGATTCCTTCATCAAACAACTTGTATAGACCTGGAACATACCTAATATTCTTTAGAATAATTTTTTGTGTTTCTTCATTCAATATCCACATATCTGTATCCACCTCCTCGACTGAACCGATATACGTGTCGGGGTTGGCCAGGATATGCTCCTTGTCCGTCTTTTGCTGGTACTTTTGAGAAAGTTCTTCGTTTTGAGTTGCCGCCATCTTATTAGTTATGTATAGTACTAAATAATTAATAATAATTTCAATTTTAAAACATATTCGGACTTTCAAGCGCGAATGATGTATATTCGTTTGTTTTCATAATTATTTGTAAATAGTAAAATTATTATGAAAGTTATTACATCAGTAGTTAATAATCCAATTTTTATAGAAATTCAATATCATACGTTAAAAAAATATTTTAAAGGTGAATATGAATTTATTGTATTTAATGATGCCAAAGATTTTCCGGATTTTACAAATGGAAACGATATTACAATAAAAACACAAATACAGGATATTTGTAGCAAATTAAATATAAAGTGTATTAATATACCAAATAATACTCATAGACAAAATTTGTTTGCCGATTCAAGATGCGCGGATGCTATGAATTATATTTTACAATACCAAAAAAATAATCCAGAAAAATATTTATTATTGGATAGTGATATGTTTTTGGTAGATTATTTTGATATAAACAAATACTCCGACTATGATAGTGCGATTGTTTTACAAAGTAGAAACAATTATAAAATAAATTATTTTTGGAATGGTATATATTATTTTGATATGACAAGAATAAAAAATATAGAGTTATTAAATTGGAGTCTTTGCAGATATTGTGATGTAGGCGGAATGATGCAAAAATGGTTAAAATTACAATTGGGAAATACGCCTATGCCAAATACGGATGAAATTCGTTCGACAAATAAAATATTTCATACAAATGATATTTATTTTATAAAACATCTTTGCTCTTGTTCTTGGGATATAAATGACTTGCCAAACAATTTACAAGATAATATAAAATTAATTGATTTTTTTAATAATGATATAAGAAATACCAATGGTAAATTTTTTTGTGAGATTTATGATGATGTATTTTTACATTATAGAGCGGGCGGTAATTGGATGAATGAAGGTTTAGAATTACATAAAAAATTATCTAAATCGTTAAAAAATTGTTTATTGTAAAAAATGACATTTGAAATGAAAAAAGGCGTAAAACATATTTTAAAAAATTCATATTGTTATAATATATGGCTGGTATGGAATCTTATTGCGATAATTTAGGACTTAATGCAAATGGGACTACAGATATAGTTCGTTTTTGCCCCGTTCCCAAAATAAAAGGTGTATATTATCCAAGCCAAGAGCAATTATATAGACAATTTAAAAACGAGAATTGTAATATTCAAAAAAAACTCCCTGGAACGTTGGGTGGCAGATATGTAGGCGCTTTATCGGGTGCCATGCGCAAAAGTCAGTGGATTGGTTTGGGGACAGCCGCCAAAGGACAAACCAGATTTGTTTTAAACGGGGATGCGTTGGGAATGCGTGAAGGACAGCCAGGGGGGATATTGCCCCCAATCAGAAATCGGTTTTAGACATGTTCGCGTAATTATTTTCGTGGATTATTTTAGCCAGTTTTTGTTTTATTTTCTTGTGTTATTTTATAATGACTCGACTTTCTAGAGCTGCTAGAGGAAAATATGAAATGGTAATTGGATCTCGCGTACAAGTTATGAATGGCACCGCTCACCATACTTCAGGTGGGTTGACCAAGGAAAAGCTTTTCCGCACCAAAAATGGACGCATTGTCAGCAAATCCAAGCATTTTAGCGCAAAGCGTGAGAATCGTTTAGTAAAGGCTGGCTATGGAACCCGAAAGGGCAAGTTTGGCTATGTTAAGATCGGCAAGATGGGCAAATCTAGGAAACAACGTGGTGGAATCAGCGGTATTAGATATCCCTTAGAAGCTGCCCCATACGACGGAGAAGGTGTTGAAACCAGTGGTAATGCGGTTCAATTTGAGGCGGGCCAGGCGGGTGGAAAACGCAAGAAGACTCGTCGCAGACGCTATTAAATATATAATATACACATTTAAAGATTTATAATTTTATTATTTCATTTAGAAAACATTCAAATTATAAATATTATTTTTCTCGCGTTACTATATAATGCCTGTAGGAGGAGTTGATTTTACATTGACGCCAGATAGAGTTGATTTTGGATCCGGATCTGGATTGGAGCCCAGCACAGATGTTCAGTTTGCAGCTGGTATGGCGGGTGGTCGTCGTCGTCGTCGTAGCCGTCGCGCACGCAGCAGCCGTCGTGGAGGTGCCCGTCGTCGCACCGCTCGTCGTGCTAGCCGTGCTCGTCGCAGCCGCCGAAGCCGCCGTTAAATTCTTTACACAATAATATACAAATTTATGTAATCACAACTTACATAAATTTATACCCAACAAATAACCATCTAACACCCACAACAATACCATTCGCTTGTAATAAACGCATCGAATGCAGTAAATTCGCTCATGTTCTGATATATATATTTTTCAAAATAGTTTTTGCTTACTATGTGTTTTCCAGTAAATAAATTACAATAAAATGTATATGCGTCGTCAAATGATATGAGTAGTCCTTCGTTTTTCGCATGATATTCTTCTTTCATTAAAATCAAGGCAGACCGAATATCCCCCTTCTTGTCCCACTTTACACATGAAATATTCAAGGCATATTTATCATCCATCAATTCAACATTGGGGAAGAAGTGTTTCAGTATTTTTAGAACCTCGTTTTCAGGCAAGTGACTATTCGCGCTTTTAAACAAGACACAAATCTCGTCAATCTCCAGTTCGTTACCCAAGTCAACGACCATATTTTGCTCCCAAAATTCAATAAAGCTACGTATCCGCGGCAAATGTTTGCTGGTTACATTGAGAAAAGAATCCGACGCCTCATTGTATTCAAACTTCGCAGAGAGAAGTTGTTTAAACGTGTTCAAATACATCATGTTGGGTAAGAACAAGTTTGAATGGTGCATTTTCCAAAGATAATGCATATGTTTCCATTTTATTTGGTATGTTTTGTTCTCGTTTGCATGACTTGTCTCCGTTGGAATATCTAACATTTCCGCACAAAAGGCATCTACGATTGATTCTTGCGTGTTATTTTTCAAAAACAGCACATATTTTTTCAAACCATCGCCCGCCTTTGTTCGAAGATATCCATCTGCATTCTCGTACCTATTGGAGTAATGAGTTGCAACGCACAACATATCGAGACCAATATTTTCCTCCAAGTTGGAATCATTCGCGTCATTCATATGGAGCAACCTACTATTTGCATATTGATGTGATTCGTGGTATTTGATAAAATTGCGCGTGACGTTTGCACACCCAATAGTAATATACGCACTCGTGTCGATTAATGTGACCAATTGTTTCGCCTTGCCGTAGACAAAATAATTGACGTCTTGATTCTTTTTCAGAATGTTATCGCCCAACATCGTAAGAAAATGTTTTGCGTGGTCCTTGGATGGAAACCATGCAGGATGTAGAACCTTTAGAACGGCTTGGATTGTCGCAGAATTGGGCACAGACTGAAGCAGATTTCTCTCTTTGATTTGTTTGATAATGTTGTTTTTGGTTTTGTATTTCCAATCCTGAAGAACTCTATCTTGAGAGATGGTTGTCAACAACTTGTGTAAAATGTCATCCTCTTTCACGACATTGTAATGGTTGTTGTCGTATTCGTAAAAACAATTATTATGAGCAAGATAGAAGTAATTGTTCTTACTGAGAAAAACCTGAATAAAGATTTGCTGTTCGTGGGTTAGCGTATTTGTGCGAACTATGCGTTTTTCGTGATTTTGCTCTTCGTTTTGTAAAGTCGCCTCCAAATAAGTATTAAGGTGACTATCAATTCTTTGTAACATGTAGGAATTTCCCTCGTATTTTTTACACAAGCTTTTGATTGTCTCGATGCATTTTTCTTCCATCGTGTATCATGTATATCGCAAATACTTTTTATATTGTTGTTGAATAGTCTATGGACTATTGGCGAAGGGGTCTTTCTATTTAGGCGATATATTTCTGCATTTTCGCATTTAGCATTTAAAATGTGTAAGTCTTTAGAAACAATTTAAAGATTTGCGTAAAATAACTCATAATGAGCAATTACGCGTTAAATTCCTCGACAACCAACAATGTGTTAACTATCAAGACTGTGCAAATCGCCCCCTTTCGCACATTAATGACCGCATTAAAGGACATTTTATTGGAGACAAATATTTGTTTTCAACCCGATGGTATTCGTATCATCAACATGGACAAGTCTCATACCATTTTAGCGCATTTGTTTTTGGACGCCCACAATTTTGAGTTCTACGAGTGTAAGAAGGAGAAGATTATTATTGGCGTAAACATGTTTCATTTGTTCAAGTTGATTAACTCCATTGATAACGACGATACCTTGACAATTTACATTGAGAATGCCGATTATGTAGATGGCATCGTTTCTCATTTAGCATTAAAGTTCGAGAATGGTGAGATTAAGCAATGTAAGACACAAAAGCTACGTCTCATTGAGCCTGAGTTGGACGAGTTGGAATACCCCGACGTGAAGTTTTCCTCGGTGATCAACTTGCCTTCGTCTGATTTTCAAAAGATTATTCGCGACTTGTCTTGCATTTCAGACAAGTTGGAGATCAAGTCCGTCGGCAACGAGCTTATCTTCAAGTGCTCTGGTCAGTTCGCAAGCGCTGAAATTCACCGCGCCGAGTCAGATGGAAGCATGGGCTTTGTTTTGAAACAGGACTCTAGCAAGATTATCCAGGGCGAGTTCTCTTTGAAGAATCTCGGATATTTCATCAAATGCACCAACTTGTGCTCTCAAATTGAAATCTATTTGGAGAATGACTTGCCGCTTGTTGTGAAGTATGACGTGGCATCGCTCGGCTCCATTCGTTTATGTCTTGCGCCGTTGCCCACTGCATAATATCGTGTGTTATAAATATTACGTTTTATTTTTTTAACAAATGTAATATTTTAGTTTAGGTTTTTGGTTTTTATTTTTTTGAGTTTAACATAATCTAATATGTATCTATTAGCTGTCTCATGATGTTATTTGATACTTTGTCAACATTTTCAGATACGGAGCAATCTTCTTCTCCTAAGATTCTCATATTTGACAACTCGGTTAAATACCGCTTCGAACACGATTCCACTAACAGACCATTCGCATAAATGCCGTAATTCATATAATAATCTTTATTCTCTAGCGCAATGTGATAGATATTCACAACGCCTTCTTTGTTAAACGGCTCGGCCTTTTCATCCGCGCATGCTAGTAAACGAAAATGGTTGTCCGTTACATATATAGTCCCATTTACCGCCTTTGTATTCTCCCACTCGTCATCTGTCATGGAAGGAACCAATATAGAATGGCATCCTGTTATATACAAGTCTTCGAACAATGCGGGATATTTCTCTCTTGAGCATTTATACAAACGATTTGCAACTCGGTAATCATTTCCTGGATTATACAACGAAGTAGTGCCTATCATATAAATAGGCATGTATCCATTGTAAGTGGTCTTGACTAAATCGCCTTTTCGCAGACTTTCAATGGGGCGGTACACTTCTTTGTTGCTTTCAAAACACAAAATTTTGGTTCCTTCGAGAAAACACGGGTATGGCACGTTTACTTGCACGTCCACGTTTGGCGAGGTTACTGCGCCTACAGCATCCTGTATCACAACACTAAAAGCATTCAATAATCCACTCATACTGCCTGGTGGTGACCAGTATGCGTTATTGCCAACAGCAATTATGTTATTCGTAGTTGCATTCCAAGGCGTTGCAGATTCTTGCGTTGCGCCAATCGATAATGAACCGATTGATACTGCATTTACAAGAAAAACATAGGGAGGGATACCTCCCGCTTCATTCCCATTTGTTATAAGGTCATTATATGAAATTACATATAGTCTAATTGGAGTGCCAATAAAAGGAGTTATGGAAGTTAAGGTTGGCATAGTCATACTAGAGATGGAAGTAAAGAATGGTTCAATAACAGACGAATTTGTGACAGTTGAATAATACCTTCCTAGGCTTGTTGGTGGGTTACGTGTAAATGCATTGGTACCAATGGTAGGTAAAGTAAGTGGCTCTAAAAAATAAACTAGAGTTAAGTTGCTACAATCATCAAATGCAGAATTTCCAATAGTTGCGACGGCACTTCCTATAATTGCATAAGTCAATCCTGTGCAACCTATAAACGCAAAATTTTGAATAGTTGTGACAGAATTAGGTATAGTTAGAGAAGTTAATGATGTGCAATTTTGAAACGAAGCAACCCCAATAGTTGTGAATGACTCATTAGTTGGTAGTGTAACAGAAGACAAATTTGTGCAATTATAAAACACACCATTCCCAATACTACTGACTGAATTGGGAAAAATTATAGAAGCGAATAATGTGCAATCTGTAAATATATCATTTCCAATAGTTGTTACGGAACTGGGGATAATTACAGAGGGTAATTTTGAACAACCCTGAAACATACCTATTGGAATAGTTGTGAATGACGCATTAGTTGGTAGTGTAATAGAAATCAAATTTGTGCAATTAGAAAATGCAGTCTGTCCAAAAGTTGCAACGGAATCTGGTATAGTTATAGAAGTCAGACCCGTGCAACCACTAATCGCAGAATTTCCAATACTTGTCACGGAACTGGGGATAGTTATAGAAGTCAACGACGTGCAACCAGACAACATACCTTGTGGAATAGTTGTAAATGACACATTATTTGGTAATGTAAGAGAAGGCAACGCGGAGCAACCACCAAACGCATTCACTCCAATAATTGCGACAGAATCAGGGATAGTTATAGAAATCAAATTTGTGCAACCAGCAAACGCAAAAATTCCAATACTTGTCACTGAGTTAGGTATAGTGGTCGAAGTCAATGTTGTGCAATTTTGAAACGCAGCAGGATCAATACTTGTGACGTTATAAATATTACCATCCGGATTTATTGTGCTTAGAATATTTGCACTCGTTATGCTAACTACAAAAGTAGTTACAGACGCAGATGGGTTACCACTAGTATACGTATAAACGATGTTGTTTAAAGTATAGGTAGGCATGTATACTTTAAATATATATAATATATTTATATTTATATTTATATTTATAAACAAAATATCTCTTTTATATGGCCTAAAAGTTTCCACAATCCCCCGGACACCCTTGCGTTTTTACGATTTTTTACTCCAAATCCTTTTTCAAGAAATCAAAATTGGACATTTATAAATGTCCATTTTTGAAAATCCTAAAATACTTTTGGAAAATCGATCATTTGTGAGCATAATGAAAAATTAGCGTCTCGCGACCAAAAAAATATTTTCAAAATTGTTACGCTAATTTTTTTTATTTTTGGCGCGGATTCTTTAGGCGATTTTTGTCTTCGTCTAATATACGAAGAAATGACGAAGAATTTGACGAACGAAAAGTCGCAAAAAAATGTTAAAAAATATACATGTGAAAATTGTCACTATAATACAAGCAAACACTTTGATTATATGAAACACCTTTCTACTCTAAAACATAAAACCCAACTTTTGGGCGACACTTCGTATGAAAAAGTCGCCTCTGCGTATGAGTGTGATTGTGGGAAAAAATATAACCATGCATCGTCTTTGTGGAATCACAAACAAAAATGTATAAAAATATTCACGCCAATCGAAGAACCTGCACCTAAACAATCACAAGACGATGACAAAATCCAAATGAATATCATACTTGAACTTGTCAAACAAAACCAAGAATTCAAACAACTATTGATTGAACAAAACAATACCATTCTAGAGGTCGCGAAAAACAGCCAAGTCAATAATACCATCAACCAAACAAATAACAATAATAATAGCCACAACAAGACGTTCAACCTGCAATTTTTCTTGAACGAGACCTGCAAAGATGCCATGAATATGAAAGATTTTATAAAATCGTTGGAATTGAGTCTGCCCGAGCTGGAAAAGATGGGCGAAATCGGTTTTGCCGAAGGCATGTCTCGTGTTTTTATCAACCGCCTGAATAGCTTGGATATAACCAAGCGACCCATTCATTGCAGCGATGTCAAGAGAGAAATCATACATATCAAGGACGATAACAAGTGGGAGATGGATAATGCGAACCTAGATAGACTCAGAAAGATTATCCGGCAACTTACTATTAAGAATATCTTGAAGGTGGACGATTGGAAAAAGGCAAATCAAGGTTGCACGGAATACAACAGCAGGAAAAACGCACAATACTTGAAAATTAATATGGAAGCCATCGGGCCAGTCGACGATGCAGAAGTGAAGAGAGACTTTGGAAAGATATTCAGACGCATCGCAGAGAGCACTGCAATT